TAGTGTCAAAACATTTTACCAATTTTTTCCATTTTTCCCCTTTGTTAAATTTTTCACATATGGTATAGTTAGTCATTTCTAACTGGTATATTGTTAAATAATTAACACTTTAGTCCACTAAAGAGATTGTTAAATTATTCACACACTTTACAACATTAAAGCACTAAAGAGCATCCGGCCAGCACTTTATCACATTAAAGCACTAAAGCGATTGACAAATAATTAACGTACTATGCTGCTGGCACTTGCACATGCTGCCGGCGCTTGTCTTGATATAATAATCCATAAAAATTACCTCAAATATCCATAATCTACCTATAGTCCTATTTATAGTATTTTAATGTTTTAGTACAAATTATCATGATACAAAACTACATGCAATAATGGTATTTTATACGTTGTAACGATTAAAAAACTTGCAACAAATAATACTTGTGTTGCCTATATAGGTATGTTATACTTGTATCATAGCAAAGGGAAAGAAAAACAAAAAGCCCATTGCTACAATAATTATTAAAGAGAGGTATTTAGTATGACTACTTGGAAAATCGAAAAAACCGTAAATGAGTCCGACAACACTGAAACTATTACTATTATCCGCCCTATCAATGACAAACCCAAAAGCACCGCTTGTGTAAGCCGCACAGTTAAGGCCGGCACCGTTGCCCGTGTAAAGTATGCGCGTTTCAACGACGATTTTAGCGTAGAATCCGGTGAAATGGTAAAACAGTTTGATGGCGTTCTTGACGCGGAAAAGGTTGAAAAAGCATTGCACAATGCAGAGCCTTGTACCAAATGGCAGGTGTTGGACGTACAGCCCAAAGAGGAAAACACCATGGGAATTCCTAGAGAGGTATTCAACGCCGTTGCCGTTCCTATTGAGCGCCCGCTTTCGCAGCAATAAATTTTAATCGTTCCACCGGGTTTACCGTAAAGCCCGGCCCCATATGGCATAAAAGCCAAAATAAATTAAAAGAGGGTATAAAAAATGAAAATGCAAATTGTTACAATGAAACTTGACGGTAACAATTTTAGTATTAGCAGAAAATTAGTTGATACTAAAAACCGCCGCAATAACGATTATGCAAGCTGTAGTATCACTGTCTTAAAGCCTATGTTTTGTTGTAAAAGTGGTTTTATTGCGCATGGCTTTTCTAGTTTCGAAAGCCCTATCATTGAACATGATATGGACAATATCGATGAAAGTATTGACGACTTTGTAAAGGCGGTGTTTGCGCAATGATTTATCGCACACGTTCGGACATTGTAAAGGCCGTTGAATATCAGTCTAGCTTGCATGTTGGCGGCTCTAAAAATCGCTTGTATTATTGCAAGGCATGGATTATTCAACCCGACTTTTCCGATTTTCTGATTTTACAGAGCTATTCGACTATCGTTGCCGCCTATCAATTCTCTACTGGTATTTTGTGGGTATTTGGCTATTATAGTGCAACAACCGTGCAACACGTTGCAAAGTTTCGGAATTGGGTAAGATACAAATATAATACCGGCTGGAATTATCCGGCAACTGTTAGACTATATAACGATTCTAAAACAGGAAAACGCGCCGCCCAAAAGAATCTTGATGATGACTTTGCAAGCGTTATTTCCAATGCATTAAATCAGCATTGACCCCAATAAAATATGCGCCGCTGTTAAAAGCAGCGCATTTTTTATGCAAATTTTTAGTTAGAACTCTTTACTATTAAATATAAATAACTAGCAATAGTTAAGCCTAACTGCTAATCTGTGAAATTCTTAACACACTTTACCACTTTAAAGAGTTAAAGCGATTGATAAATTCTTAACACACTTTACCACTGTAAATCGCTAAAGCATCCATCTGTTAAGAAAAATAGTTAGCATTGGCATTAACCTTAGCACCAACCCTGCCGCGCCGCCAACCGGGGGTGTTGCAAGAAGCATAAAAATAAACCGGGGTTCAATTTCTTAAACTTGCAAATCCCCTCTCCCCTCTCACTCTTCATTATAAGGAGGTAAAAACAATGACAATCCATGATATTCTAGTAAATTGCGGTTCTGTTTCCGCTGAAACTCCTATAACCATTAGAGAGCTAAGCAGAATTAAAGAAGTCTGTTTATTTAAGGACTTAGAACCAAAGTATGAAATGCTTCAAATCAAATTTTTTACTGTTGGTAATTGGTATACTAATAAAAATTATATTAACGTAATACCTTTTGTATTCTATGTATAAGGAGCTGATACAATGCTTAATTTATTGCGGGTTTTAGGAGCTATCATTGACATCCTAAGAGGAGTTAATAATGATGATTTAAGCGATTAGTTTAAGATAGGAGTTTATACAATGCGTTACGATGTTCCGATTCATCCCATTCCCATAGGCTCAATCATTAAATACAATGTAAGAGAATATGGTTATTTCTATGGAGATGGCCAAGAGAAAAGAGCTATTACCATTGCTAAAATTGGTAAGGTTATTGACATTATAGAGCATGATGGTAGAGTAGTTTATTACTCAGTAGCACCAAGTTCTAACTGCACATTTAACCAATATTTTGTAAGCGATTGCCTAGATTCTGTTTGGCCTGAAAATGTGGAGGGTGTTTATTATGAGTGCTAAAATCTTAATTGCCTGTGAAGAATCGCAGGCCGTATGCAAGGCATTTCGTGAAAGAGGTTTTGAAGCCTATAGTTGCGATATTCAAGAACCGTCTGGAGGGCATCCTGAATGGCATATCTTGGGTGACGTTCTTAAAGTTATTGATGGTGGTGAAATTATAACGATGGATGGCAAAGTTCATAATGTAGTCAAATGGGACTTGCTGATTGCACATCCACCTTGCACATATCTAACTGTTACTGGTAATCGTTGGTTTAATGTTTCACGTTATGGCGAAAAAGCGGTGCAACGTTGCAAATATCGTAAAGAAGCTGCTGATTTCTTTATGCAGTTTGTAAAATGTAATTTGCCAAGAGTTGCTATTAAAAATCCTATTGGTTATATGTCAACAGTTTATCAAAAACCAACTCAAATCATACAACCGTATATGTTTGGTGACCCAGCTAGAAAAGCTACCTGTTTATGGCTAAAGGGTCTGCCAAAACTAACACCCACCGATATAGTAGAGCCTGACATTATTCGCTACAAAAACGGTAACGGAACAGATAATCCGTGGCACATGGAAACTATGAAATTGCCACCAACTGAGAGAGCAAAGGCGCGAAGCAAAACCTTTCCGGGAATTGCAGAAGCTATGGCAGAACAATGGGGGAGTTTATTATGACAATTAAAGACTTAGATACAGAAACCCTTAATCTACTTAATAAACTATGTGATAACTGGTACATTAAATCCTGTCCTTCATGGCTTACACACTTAATGGATAAGGATTGCCAAGATTGTCAGCTTAGAGAATTGTGTTATCTGCTTGACCGTTATGATAATGAAGTTAAAGAAGAGTTAGCTTTACGAAAGCAGGATGAACATAATGGCTAAGAACAAAACATTTAAGCGTCAAGCCGAAGCAACTAGGTTACTGGAAAAGATAGGCGCAACAAGACGTAAATCCAGAAAAGCTGGTATCACTGTAACAGGTGACTTAAAAGAAAGTCTTAGAGGTAGACAATCTCCTGAAATTGCCAATGCTCTGAAATTTACTGCTAAAACTGCTCTTGATGAAGCTGAAAAACTGTATAATGACCTTATTGATGCAGCTAATAATGTTGATGATAAAACGTCACAAAAGCTTATGCAAGAGTATCTATCTAAATATTCAGAACATATTAAATCGTTAAATAAATCCGTCACAGATAGTTACAGGTCATTGAGAGTAGCTAATCGTCTTGAGGATGTTTTTAATTATAGTGATGCCGCATATAAGATTCTTAGGAACCCAGATACCTACTTTGACAAAAAGAAATGGGGAGCAATTTCTGGTATTCTTAACAATCTTATGGGCACATATAGCAGGAATATTCCATCAGACGATTTGAAAAAATTATGTACATTGGGTCAAAAGCTAGGACTTGACACTTTGGCAGATATGGATAGAGCTTATTCAGAATATGATAATCTGCTAAGAAATTCTGACCAGATTGGTAAAGTTCTGGTTGATGCAAGTGATAAACTTAGGTCTATTACACAGAGTAATGAAGAGTTCATAAAGAAGCATAAAAAAGTTTATGAAGAATTCACAGAACTTGCATCTAAGTATAATTTGTGGTAATATTCACGAATGAAAGAAGGTGGTGCTATATGTGAGAAAGCGCAATGAACACAAGTATTCAACTATCATATATTGCTATGATATTGAAACATCATCCTTAATATATGGTGAGGATGAACTTCAAGAGCATCTGCAAAGCACTTATCTTCACGGCCTAGCTTCATTTGTTTATCGTCCTATACCTCACGCACCATTTAGTGACTTTGAGAATGAAATGGATTATAATTTCTTTAGAACTTATGATTCAATTTCTTCCGAATTTGAGAGAATCAATGAGGACGCTAAGAATAATGATGAATATGTCAAAATCTTTGTGCATAACTTGAGCTATGAATTTGAAGCAATGATGCGTAACATAAATTTCTGTATTAAGAACTTTAATCCTAAACGTTTCATTGCAGTTGCTCCGCACCAGCCATTAGTAGCAGCTTTTGACCATCTTGAATTTTATGACAGCTTCAAGATTCTATCCTGTAAAAGTCTTGAACTTATTGGTACAGAGCTTGGAGTTCCTAAACTAAAAGAAGTCAAAGGTGGTTATGACCAAAAATATTATTGGTGGTCAGATTTACCTGATTCTGAATACATTTACAATGAACGTGACTGTAAGCTAGTTTTATATGCACTATGTCGCTATATGGCAAACTTCACTAAAGTTGATAATGTATCAGATATTGGAGTATCTAACACATCAATGATTAAGCGTGAAACAAGGCTTAACAGAAATATTGCTACCGATAAAGAAGTTCATACTGCACAATTTACAGCGGCGATAGAACTTAAGAATAATGAACCGTTTATGAAGTTCTTTCAAGACTGTCTTGCAGGTGGTTACCCTCATGCTAATCCTTACGCAGTGGGTAAAATATTTAAGGATGTATGGTGCTTTGATGCAAGTTCTATGCACCCATCAGCAATGTATGGTAGGAAATTCCCTTATAAATGGAGAAAGGAGATGAATCCTAATGAATGTTATCAAAATTTCCAGTCTGCAAACTATGAGTTCTTATCTGGCTGCGAAAGCGGCGCTAACTCAGGGTTCTTTGATTATCCCGACCAGCGGATTGAGTTATATGGATGTAAAGATGTTAAATTCTATTCAGTCCTCCAAGCAGCATACCGTGAATCAATCTTGTTTGAAAGGCCAATAAAATATAACTTTATGGCCAATGTTACCTTTTATAATATTAACGCTAAAGATTTTGGTAACTGTATTTACAGCTATATCAGTACATCCAAATGCAGCAATATTAAAAATGGTAACTTTGACAATGGTAAAGTAGTCAAAGCAGATGAACTTACATTTCATGGCTGCGATATTGACTTTATGTTAATTCAAATGCTTTATGATTATAGTAGTTCAGAATGTGATGAACTTTATTATGCAACAGCCCACAAGTTTATTAACAAGCCTTTACGCAATACAGTTAAATATTATGCACGCCAGAAAACAGGATTCAAGAAGCTTGAGCATAAAGTTGCTGACCATGTAGAAACGTTAAATGATTTTACATTTGAGGGATTGAAGCTTTATGATGATTCTGTAGCACAAGAAATTATGAATACCCATAACAAAGATTTAGTTCACTTTGCTTTAATGGCAAGTAAAGGTGGATTGAATGGTCAGTATGGATGTTCAGCAATGAAGCCATTACGGCAGGAAGTTGGTGTGCAGGGGGAATGTGATAAATTTGAATGGATTCCAACCGGGGTTAAGTTTCTTAAATCTAGAAATTCCCTAAATATTTTCACAGATGGTTTATATACGGTTGCTTATAGTAGACTGCACCTTATTTGCTTTATGCTCTATCTAGTATTAAGCCAAGGCATTGAACCTCTCTATCACGATACAGACAGCGGTTATTTTGTTGGCTACAATGAGAATGTTCAAAAAGCCATTGATAGATTCAATGAGAATATTCTCAACAACAGCGAGAATAAAGATTGTTACAATTTTGGCATTATGGACTTTGATGGCCACTATGAGGATTTTGTAACATGGGGAAGTAAATGCTATTGTGCAACATACTTAGATGCAGATAAGCACTTAAAAGTTAAGGCTACTGTAGCAGGTGCAAGTAAGAAACAGCTTTCTGAATTGTTTACGCAAATAGTAAACGATGAAGATTTTGAGTATCTAGTACAAGAATATTTTCGGCCTAATATCAGTTATGATGAATCCATAAATAAGAAGCTCATTCGCAAAACTCCGGGAACACATATTATAGGGGATTTTACGGATGACAACGGAGAAACAGACCACATAGACGAATATTCTGTAACTGTACTAGAACCTTGTGGTTACACATTGCGCTCAACAAATAGTCCTGTTAATAGAATGTATTATTCATTCTGTTATTCATTACGCGGAGAATCGTATATAGATTATTTGCCCGAAGTTGTTAGCATAAACCACGATGAAAATGGTAAGGAACTTTATGGAACTTATCATAAAGTACAATCCGACAAAGAATATGCTATGTTAATTGATGGCAATCCTGCAAGTGTATTCCAGTGGGAATGGAGTGATAGGAGATGATTTAATTGAAAGAAAAAGATTCTTATAGAATCAGTAGAAGAGCTACATGTCCTTATTATACATCTCATACAACAAATTACATTCGTTGTGAGAGTATGAGAGTGTCACGCCAAGAGTACAACCTTAAAACAGATTGTTGCGGTCAGTATAAAAACTGTCCTCAATATAAATTTCTTACTTATCATTATTTAACAAAGGAGAACTAACTATGTACACTAACAAGAAAGCATCCACCAAGAAAGCATCCGCTAAGGCCACCAATTCTGCTAAGTCCGCTTCTTCCGTCATTACTGATATTCGTATCTTCCCTATTAACAACAAAAAGTCTAATTGCTGTGCTATGGTTTCTGTTACGCTTGCAGATGTGTTCTGCATTACTGGTATTAAGATTATGGATGGCAGCAAGGGTTTGTTTGTTGCAATGCCCAGCGCAAAGAATAAGAAAGATGAATGGCATGATATTTGCTACCCCATTACTAAGGAGTTTCATAAAGTTATGAGCGATTCTATTCTTAATGCTTTTGATGCCTTGCAGGAAGATGAAGATGAAGATGAAGATGATGAAAGTGAGGATGACTGACAAGCTCCCTAATGAATTGCCGCCAGACATTGACGATGATTTGCCATTCTAAATAGAAAAGCACCCCTAAGTGGATAACCACCTAGGGGTGTTTTATTAGTTAGCTAATATTAGGACGAAGAACTTTAATAGCAGTCATGCCATTGTGGTTATCCCAGCGAGGATAATCCATAGGAGTGCCATCTTCATTTCTAATACGGTCAAGAATTACAGGAGAAATACCAGACTGGAATCCAGACAAACTAACAGTAAATTCAGTTGACGCATGGCGCTTGCAGTACAGGACAACAGCTTCAGAATCCCTATAATAATATAGCTTATCTTCGCTGTCACTAACATCCCAAGTAACTGTCTTGCTTGTACCAGCAGACGCATTATAAATTGATTGACTAAGCTTACGGTTGTCAAATGCGGTAATATTAAGAGATGTATCTGTTTCGTTTTTTGTAATATAGATTTTATAATCAATGTTGGTTCCGTCAGTGAGGTGGATACAACCCTGTGAGGTATTAGTATCAACTGGAATATATGCGAATGCCTTATACTGGTATGGGTCGCCACTAACTGACTTCCCAGCTACTGTGTATTGCACCTGATTAGTGCTAGCTAAATCAATGCAACGGTGTTCGCCAGCTGCACAAATAAACTGACCGCGTTCCTCAGCGCCGCTACCGAAGATATATTCACGCTTAGTATAAATGTAAACATCATCAAGCTTACATACAGCATTGGTAACAGGATAAGTACCAATTGACTGAATAGTTGTGCTAACTTTAGCGGAGCGGTTAATAATACCACCATTAACAATGAACTGAGGATTAGGACTACTACCAATCAAAGCAATACCAGCATAGCCAGTTTCAGTGGTAGCAGTTCCATCATTGCAGGTATAAATCATATTGTTAATATAAGCTGCTGCCTTACCAGGGCCGTCAAATACAAAACCATATCGGCAAGTATCTGCATAAAAGTTAGTAACATGAATATCGTTGTTAGTAACCTTGCAAGCGATTGTATTATTCCACCAAGTATTAGCATCAGTACCACCTGTACCACCAGAGGGGATACCATGATAGCTAGTCCAGTTGCATCCGTATACATCAGTACGGCAATCAAAACCAACTTGACATACCATATTAACTAGGTTATTACATTCACAGTCGGGAGCACTACTGCCCCAGTAAAACGCGACAGAACCAGTCCAGCGTTCAACCGGAGTATTATCACTAAATCCCCATACCATTACATTATCCATGTAGCAGTAGCGGTTCAGAGTGCCATTGCTGGGCTGCAAGTAAACACCATAGGACTTAACCTTATTGATACTTACATTGTAAATGCTGTTATCAGTGTATTTACTGGTAGTAAATACAATGCCGCCAATCATACCATTACAAGTAATATCCAAGTTAGCAATAACAATATTACCAGTTACATCACTACCAGATACCGTAATAACACCCTGAGTACCAAAAGCAGTAGGATTAGCAGTATACTGCAAGATAGTATCGCTTGTGCCACGTGCAGGGTCACGAGAAGAACCAGCACCATACAGGCTATGTTTCAGCTGCAAAGGCGCACTTACTTTATAAGTACCAGCAGGAATAAACAGAGGTTCATTCTTAGTGTGAGTGTTAATGGTAGCAGTAATATCATCAGTACCATCTTTTTTCAACGTCTGATATTTTTCAATGCTAACAGGGGATGGCTCAACAAAACTAGGAATCTTACCAGTGCGGGTTGTTAAAAATTTTGTGTCTGAGCCTGAAATGGTTCCAATAGAAACATAAGCATAATTATCATCAATACTTTTTTCAAAGGCTGATGCTAACGTTAGTTTACCATAAATATATGTGGGGGTATCAGTGTTACCGAGCGAAGTAATACCCGATTGAGCAGTAAACGCTGATTTACCTTTAGAAACAATTTCTACTTTATTTGCAGATACCTTCAGATTACTGTTAATAGTCTGATTCATATTACCAGTGACAGTCTGGTCAAGATTTCCAACAGTGTCTTTGTCAATCTTCTTAGCAATATCAGTACGAGCTTGGGTATCATGTACATCATAAACGGAATTATTAATCTTAAATTTGTCAACAGTGGGATTTGCCAATTTAAGTCACCCTTTCTATCAAGCAGTCGTATGAGTATTAGTAGTAACAACTTTAATAGTGGTATCGTCAGGACTATAAGCAACAGTAACACGAGGGAGTTGCTCAAGTGCATTAGCTTTATTAAGTGCATTAGTTGCATTAGTAGATGCAGCCTTAGCAGTATTTTTAGCATCACTCGCATCTTGTGCAGCAGTATTAGCAGTAGACTTAGCAGTATTAGCAGTAGTGATAGCGCTATTAGCTTTATTCAAAGCATTAGTAGCATCACGAGATGCAGTATCAGCAGTAGACTTAGCAGCATTAGCAGTAGAATTAGCAGTGTTAGCTGTAGATTTAGCACTAGCTGCATCAGTACGTGCTACAGAGTCTTTAATTTCACATATAGTACCATCAACATTGATTTGCGTTACAAAATTAGTAGTCATATATTATTTACCCCCATTATCAAACAGTATGAGTGCCAGCAGTAATACTAATCGTTTCAGTATCTTGCGTATAGGTAACTTCAACACGAGAGAGCTTTTCCAGTTCAGTAACTTTGTTAAGAGCATTAGTAGCATTAGTGCTTGCTGTATTAGCAGTAGTACGTGCTTCACTGTCTTTAACAATTAGTTCTTGGTCGTTAAGGTTGAACTTAGATACATAATTACTTGACATAATATCACCTATCCTTATTTGCCAACAATTTTGATAGTTTCAACAGGGGCATCATAGATATGCAGGCCACCACCAGTAACGATTGTACCATTATTAGGATTAAAGAAACCAAAAGAGATAGATGTGTCATCTTCGTTATATTCAGCAACTTTTAATGACAAAATATAGTGCAAACGTTCAGCAATACTTGTCTTAGCACAGTTGGTGCCCCTAATGTACCGAGTACCTGCATTCATAGGCTTAAGAATTACGCATAAATCATTATTAAGCCAAACAAGGTCGTTAATATTGCGATTACCACTTGCAGTAGTTTTCAGACCTTCATCAATGGGAGTGATAGCAAGTTTAACAGTTCCCCAGAGCTCAGAGAAGTTACCAATCTTAGTCCAGTAATCTTCATTATCAATATCAATGCCAATAGGTACAGGCTGAGTGCTCAAATATCCGTCACCATTGACAGTGACAACAACTGTGTTACGAGGATACTGTTTGGTAATATCCCACTGAATAGGGTCTGCATAACTAATGGAGCTGGTTTCAATGTACTGCTGCATTACCTCAATAACCTTAGATACCATTTCATAGTAACTAATGCTATCATCATAAGCAACAGGAATTACAGAACGGAAAAGCTTATCCAAAGGATTGTACTTCAAACCTAATCACCTCTTTACCATAAACGCATAAACAGAACTTCCATATCTCTATATAAACAATTATAGATATTCGTGTTTTCTTTCATATAATCGTTCATAATAGATACAAGAGAACGACCACGATAACCTTTTTCTACATGGTCAAGAATCCGGTGCTCATTGCCATCACGATTTTCTTTTGTGTTGTTCTTATCATCCTGAGTGGTATTGCTATTACTGTTAGAGCTGGCATTAGAGCTAAAATTGTTGACAGAATTCGCCTTACTATGGTCAGCATCAGACATATACTTACCAGCAAGAAAATTATCAATACTACCCTGTGGAGTATCAGTATGAGTATTGGTATTCTCTCCATTGCTGTTAGAATTGGAAGTATAATTGGAATTGTTTGTGCCACCAATATTGACCTTACTATTCTTGGTTCTATCCTCTGTATTCACATCATGATGTTCAGTATTTTCATCACTGGTAATGGAAAAGTCATCAGTTAAGAACATTTCATACTGTTTATCAAGTGCTTCAAAGAGAGGATTGTAATAAGGCATATGGCTGTTCATCCAGTCATCCAGACGCAGCTGCCAAAGGCCGAAGGTTTCAGAACCAATTTCATTTGTATAGAAATGCTTAAGAATATTGGTTTCAAGCTCTTTACGCTTGTTTTCATTCCAGATAGGATAACTAAAATTAAAGATTTTAGGACGAGCACGCTCAATAATTTCCAAATAAGAAATATTGGTATAAGGTTCAACAATACCTGCTTTTGATTCACAGATAAAGCGTACTTGAGTTGTATATTTACTCATTGTCCTTATCACCATCCTCAATATTAGTATCGCTTAAATTTTCTTCATCTTCGCGTCCTTCCATAATCTTGGTTAATTCAAGCTGGGAACGCATAGATACAGAGATATTAGTATTAAAGAGCCTGTTATAATCCTTACAGAATTTCTGGCGAGAATACAATGGTGAAAGGCGGTCTGCTTCTACCTGACCTAAGGTCATTTGAACTTCGGTAGTAAACTGCCGCTCTGCTTTCATATTGTAGTTACTCTCAATACCTAAATAGGTAAGAGCTTCAGCAAGAGTTTCTTTTTTCTGTTGCTCTAACTGCAAGCCAATGTACTGAACACCTAAATCAAGAACACCAATCATGTTCTTAATATCATCAGTAGAGGGATTGCCTTTAAAATACAGCCAAGGGTCATATTTATCTTGCTGATACACCAAGTTCTGTACAGAAAGTTTTGTATTCTCATTTGCATAAGCAATTCTAGGAGTTTTCTGTGCAGCAAGGTTTAAGTCAATCGTTCTGTCTATATTAGTAAGACGTTGTGCAAACTGTTTAATGACAATAGCATCAGGGGAGCGGCGCATATTACACCAAAGGTAAGCACAGTTTTGTTTATTAAGGCCAGTTTTCTGATAATTAGAATTGTAGCCATAAGCACGAAGATATTTAGGGTCGCCAATAATATCAAAGTTATCACTTGGCATAGCCGGGAGAATCAAGTTACCCATAACAGGGTCATGATAACCAGCCATTAAAGGTTGCCAAAACAAGAACTGTTCAATGAATCGTTCATCCAAAAAAGGAGAATCTTCAAGTCCTTCCCATTTGAATCTTGCAAGTGCTACATCATACAGACGATTAAACCAGTTAGCATAAGTTGCAACTGTTAAGTCATATGAATCAATCCAAGGTGGCTGTGGTTTTTGCGAACGTTTACTCATTTACTCACCTACTTCTGGAATACGTTTATAGATAGAATTGTCTGCTTCATAATTTCCAACAAGACTGGGATTATGCCAGAATGTAACACCACGATTAAAGATATCGTTAATCATTGTAGAAACATCCGCAGGAACATCACCTAAGCAACAACAGTTTTGCGTTTTAACATAATTCCAATTTCTTCGAGAGTCAATGTTAGGAATCTGAACTTGGTGAATGGGATAGCCAAACATAGTCCAGTAGTCATCAATAACTTTTGCAAATTCTTTAGTAACATGATGATAACTAGCCATAGCATATGGAGCACTTGCATCCTTTGTTGGTAAAATACCAGCATCAGTAAAACGGAAATAAGGACTTACAGAACCATGGCTCTGTGGCGGCAATCTGTCCATATCATCACGTTTTGCAAGCGTGCCAGCAATGTTAAGCATTTGATTCGCTAAGCCTTCAATGGCTCCATAAGTATTATCGGGGAAAAGAGAAGGATGTTTACCACTCATAGCCTGAACGTCCTTTGCTGGGGCAGTCAGCAGGTTAATACCAGCAAACATTGTACCAGCTACCAAACCTGCATTTTCAACGGCCATGGAACTAGAATTCTGTGCAACATATACCTTATAAATATCAGTGTTATAAGCACAAGTAGGCCAGTTGCTAATTGCAAAAACATCTTCCTGATTATAACCAGTAGAGCCTTTATAATCCTCTGCTGCAAACATTGCTGTAGTCTGACCAGCATTTGACATTACATTGTATCCAATATGCAGACTTTTCTTTCTATCTCCAAGTTCAAAACGAAAAACGTGGTTATCGCCTTGTGCAGAATAATAACGGAGATAAAAATAAGGATATGTGAAAAGCTTATTATTCTTAGGAACATAACCATCTACATTATTAGGAACTACAAAAGTCTTATCATACTTACCAGTATCAAAGGTAAGAGGAACCATATAAATTCCCAAAATACCATCAGGAGCTTGCCCTGCTTCTACAGCCTTAGCAATAAAGTCATTAGCAGATTCAGCTGTGGTAAAAAAGTTTTCTTTGCAGCCAGAATAAATTCCAAATCGTAAAGAACCGGATGCAGGGGGAGAGTCTTTTTCAGGCTTATCAAAGGTTGTAACAATGCAGATACGCTTATCAAAGTCAATGTACTGTTGAATATCGTCAATATATGGGCCTGTATCTAGTTCATCATTGATGATATTATCGCCAATTTCATCAGTGTTTGTATGAGAACGCTCAATAAAACAAGGCTGTAATGTTACCTGATTAAACCAAGTTTGCATAACGTCAACAGTAAAATAAATTCTGCTGGTTTCGTTTGCAACATATTCTACACTATCAATAAAGGCGTAATACCATTTATCAGAAAAGTCAGCGTTCTGGAATACAATATAATTACACTGTTCAATCGTTTCAGCATTAACACCAACAGAGAGATAATGCTCTAACCGCTGATAAGTATAATTGGTAAGATGAAGAACGGATTTAGAAGTGAAATAAGCAAAACGGGAAGAATCAGACTGAAACCTAAGCACATGATTATAGGTTTTATCTGTAGGGATACCCTTACAGATATAAAGTTGCATATTTGGCAATGTTCTTGCTCCTTTCAAAATCTGTAGGGTGGTTTACACATCATCCAAATTGGAAGTTTACGTTTAACTGTAGGAGTAGGACTTGGGCCGGGTGGTGTAGGTGGTTCAGGTGGCGTTGGTGGTTCAGGTGGCGTTGGTGGATTTGTAGCATCCCATTCAACATCCCATGTACCTACTTCATTAGGAATACCAAGAATAGCAGAGGGGTCAGTTCTGTAAGCTGTGCCATAACCACCTATCCAGTATTCCCAATGCGTATGAATACCAGTAACATTACCTGTTCGTCCTTGCTCACCAATATATTGACCACGAGTAATTGTTTCACCAACGCTATGAATTTGACTAGTAAAATGAGCTGCAAGCCAATAGCTATTATCGCTCATTTTAACTACAATGTAGTTGCCCCAAGAATCATTACCAGTCGTGCCACCTTGCCAAGTATGGGCTGTTTCAACCGTACCTGCCATTGGTGCATAAGATTGATGATTTGTATGTATCGTGTCAATACCACCATGAACTGAACCATCAGAATAATGTGGATAACCTGCTGAAACTCTGATTGTGCTTTGGTCAGTGATACATTGTTTATAGGTAGCCATAATCAAAGCAACGCGTGATATCGTATGCACGCCCCACGTTTTAGGAGGATAAGCCTATATGCTTAAGAAAATGTCAATTATCAAGCCTTAGTAGTAGTAAACTGCACAGCGTTTGCAAACGGAGATGCAGAATAGATGCGCCAGATATGATGGAAGTAGTTCCAATCCAAAGTGGAGCCAAGGTCAGTTTCACGCATGGTGTTCAGCTTAGTGTAAATCTGGAAGAAGTCACGGTCAACCATAAGCGCCTGAATAGCGGTCATATCTTCATCGTTAGGGGTAACGTGAGTATAGGTCTTATCACCGCCAGTTGCAATAGTAACAGCACCATTACCAGAGGGGTCATTACCAGTAAGCAGGTGCTCCAGACGTTCCACTTCATACTCATTAAGAGCAAAGCTGTCAACTTCCAGACGATGACCCATAAAATCTGCTTTATCCATGTTAAATGCACTTGCCAGAACATCAACATCAATAGAAGCAGAAATATCAACAGGAACAATGGTGTACAGACGTTCAGCCGGAGTATTCATAGGAATACCAGCAGCGTTATATTCCTTAGAAATGAACTTCATCTTGCCGTAAATCTGGCGGAACTTCTTAACCAGGGTCTTGCCAGAAGCTTCATCAGTAACGGCAGAAACAGTTACTTTCTTAAGCTTATTGTTCTTTACCAGCTGATACAGCAGGTACTTCTTCATAATGAAAGCATCCAGCTCAGCAGGCTTATAAATCTGGTCGATGATATTCTGTACAAAGGCAGACAGATTTGCTTCACTCATGAAAGCAGTTTCAAGAGCTTCACGGTTTACAGTTACCTTGTACTTAATACGAGAGTTCACAGCATGGTAAGCAGTGTAAACCTCAGCAGGGTCGCTACCAAATTCAGCTTTCATAACTTCGTCATTAGTAGCACGGTCAGCAGAGAAATAAGGGGTTGCTTTCTGCATCATTACATAAATTTCCTGAACAGTAGCGCCAGTGCCCAGAACACCCTTATCAAAAACCTGCCAAGGGTCCTCAAAAGAAATGTAACGCATAACGGTCAGGCCAATACGGTCAACCAGAGCATTACAGAAATAGTTCAGACGCGGTTCATAAGAATTGATAAACGACCATGCGGATTTAATAGATTCGGTGGTATTCTCAATCTTAGGAGCACCACCAAAAGTAGCATCACTACCAAATACAGCGTTAATAATACCAACAGCAGCAGAAGCCATAGTTTAATTACCTACCTTTCTTAATAGTTGCACTCAATATCCAGAGTGCCATCAATAATGAGTTTGCCTGTAGCGGGAGCTGTCAAAGTTACAATGCCATCGGAAGAGATTTTAGCACTAGAAATGGTGCCATCTTCAAGCACTACACGCAAGCAGGGGATAGAATTGGTAACCACAAATTTACCGTAACTAGTTTTCATAACACGAGACATTACTTCACGGGGAATGATAAATGCAGTAGTATCAGCAGTAGTTTCAGCAGCTTCGCCTTTATCTAGGGCGGCGTGGATAATCAGAATGTTAGAGAGGGTGCTCATATTCTGATTGCAGAAGGAATATGCCATAAATCATCAACTCCTTAAATGTCTTTGAGAATATAATAACCAATAAGGTAAGAGCCAGACCAGTTATTATCGTAATCAGTTAATAAATAATGTTTTCCACTCTCTGGAACTGTTAATATACCAACCTTAACATTATCAGAAAAAAGACTGCCATCTACTAATGATACTTGAATAAGAACCGTGGTCTTATGAATCATGTGGTCATAAATCACTGGCGGTATTTCTACAATAGGTTCCATAGCAGGTATTGTTTTATTGATTGGAATATGGCAAAAAAAGTATATTCCCAATAACAGTAAAGTTTTCATCATTGTAACTAAACGGTCTACTCATAATTTATCACATTACTTTCTACCAAACATTTTCTTGACAAAAGCCTGTGCAGCTTCATCAATGGTAATTGTATTACCGTTAGCTTTCTGATAATCGTCATTAGGCTTATTGTCATCATTCAGAAATGCTTTAACATAATCTTTGCGAAGATTATCATAAGCTTCATGCCAGTTAGATGCACCATCTGGACAACCACTGGTAAACTGTTCTGCTTCATTACGACATACATCAAATTCGTCAAGCACACCAGCAATCAGAGTTCCTTGTTCATCAGGTTTGGCATCGACAAAGCCACCAAGCATTGCAGAAATTTCATCGCGTGTTTTCATTATTTATTACTCCGTTCATAAGTAAGTTTAAGATCCTCACAGAGAGCGATAATAGCTTGCATATCAACGCCAGTTGCATGAATCTTAATAAAATCACCTTTAGTAGATTCTCTAGGAACCGAAGTATAACTACCAAGATGTTTCATTACTGTCTGTGTTGCACAACAAAAATTGCTATCCAACCAGTTCAAAGGATTAACACGACAATCATGGTAAATTACTTCAAAGTGAAGGTGTGCGCCATAGCAATTACCAGTTGCGCCAGAATACCCAATAAGCTGACCCTCGTAAACGTGTTGACCGTTTTTGACGAAATACTCTTTAAGGTGCGCATAGCGTGTTTCCAGCTTAGAACCATTATAATTGTTATGCCTAATTCTAACCATGTTGCCATAAGACTGCATCCCAGATTTGATTCTACCATCCCAGCTCTGTACCTGATTTACTACACCATCCTCAGCTGCATAAACAGGTGTGCAGGGAGCGGCTCGCAGGTCAATAGCATGGTGGGAAGAACCGTCATTGTAAGTCCAACCAGCTGTGATAATGTGCTTCTCTAATGGCCAACAGAAAAGGACATCACCGTTTGCTTTCCTCATTTTCTTCATCTCCTTTAAGTTTTTCAAGATAAGGCTTAAACAGAGCAGAAAGTTCAGGATTTACAGCACACATATTCTCCATAATGCTGATAAATTCCATAATGCAAATATAAGTAACCACGGAACCTACAAGGGGAATTGGGATACCAAGCTCAATATACTGCATTGCGTATTCAATACCATAAGAGCCTACCACTGCAAGAATCTCCATGCACTTGTGATAGCCACCCTCACGCATGATACTGGAATTATAAGAACCATCGTGCTTTGCTTTAATCAGCCCTGTTAGAATGTCAAATGCGATAAAACCCAGAACAATAACAAAGGGCATAAACTCAACTCCTAACATTATACACCTATAATCTTCAAAATGTCCATCAGGTATCGCCTAATTATTTCATCTTCACAGTACAATCCCCCCAACCGATATTGTTTAATTATATATAATAACCAGTTAGGGCGTGGAGTGCGTGCAATCAAAATAGTGTTATAATCATGGTCATCATTTGTCAACGCATAAATCACGCCACTACCTGGACTGTATTTTCTGGAAAGATAACATTTACCAGAAGAGAAGTCAACCCATAAGCCTAAATAATCATCATGAATCTTAAAACCAAACTGATATTTAGCTTCAGGCGTTTTCTTAGCAATGCCGACTACACTATCAAGATAAAATTCATTGTGAACGGCATATTTACCAAACTTGCTGCCTTTCATCAAACGGCCAAAGTCAGTTTTCTCTTTTGCTTCAATGTATTCTTCATTGTTAGCAATTTGAATTAAGACTAAGCCATCTCTAGTTGTAGCAATTTGCTTTTTGTTAATTGGCTTTTTAATATCGAATTCTGTGAAATATGGGTTTGCCCATGTAACAGCGTTGCCAAAGAAGAATACCACCACTCTGCGCATACGAGCAATAGTTTCATATAATTCGCAGAAAAATGTCACTTCGTCTTTAAGATAACCATGATGGGTTTCGTCCATGGAGATAAACTCATCAAAGCAGATTTTATTAACAAGTGGTAGTTCTTCGGATTTTGCACTTGAAATGTAACGAGTTTGTCCTGCTAATTTACCGTCTATGTAATAAGCACCTTCAGGCGTTCCCTTTAACTCATGGTCAGGAAATTCATGAGCAACAGCAGCCCAAAAATTTTCTTTGGCTTTCTTATTCATTTCGGTTTTATAGCGGCGAATATAAATAAATTGATTCCCGTTCTTGATAAAATCTTCAGCAGCCCATTTCTTAAAGCCATAAGTTTTACCACAACCACGAGAACCAACTACAAAATTAAAGAGCGCATTATAAGATAATGTGTTCTTTAAATCCCACCACATTGACATTGTAATACACTCCTTTCATATTTAATATTAAGCCGAGGACTCGACCATTTGTCCTTTTGGATGGTGGGAGTAGGAGAAATGGCAAACCTATAAAACCATCAAGCTAACAGGCGTATTAGCGCGGCTCTATGGCTTTTACACCGGATGAAGCTCATAGTTTGAACCGTGGTGGTAGAAATGGGCACAACCCCATTAACGTCCAATGACCAGTTTTCCGTTACTCTTAAAGAGTTCTACCATGTTAAGGGTGGCGAAAGGAATTGAGCTAGCAGTCACGCAAACCTATCCGTAACGCTTCACGCGCCTGACCACGGCTTAGGAGCATCAATCGTGCCTTTCGCTCCCTATGATAATATTATAGTTTACAATGTGTATAAAGTCAATAATACAGATTGTACTTTTTGTAAAATTAGGAATGATTATTACATAGTGTATAATGCTAAATGGAAAACCTGGGTGGCTGGCCGGCAGGCAAGCGACAAAGTAAAAGTATGACTTTTGTCTTTGACACTACTTTAAATGGAAAAAATTGGTAAAATGTTTTGACACTACTTTAGC